ATATGGTCTGAATTTAATAAAATCAGGTACTTCGTAACGCAAAATTAAATCAGGATTGAATTTAGGCTTTTTCGGATAGTAGCCTAACACTTTTTGCAATTCGTTGTTAATCACGGCTTCGGCTACTTGGGCGTCCGATTTGGAGCGAAGGTCTAGGCCGTATTGCTCACTCATTTCCGTTCGTAGTTCTAGTTCTGGGGCAAGCTCGTTGAATAATATTTCTGTATTATCCAAATCATTACAACAATACGGTCTTGTTACGTCGGCTTCTTCTTTAGTCAATACATGTTGCGGTGGAAATGGCAAATCTTGCATAGTTTCGCAGTGCAAACGCCCGCCGTAAAGCTTCAACGATCCTTGCAACGGCGCTACTTCTATCAAGTCAATATGGTTGTAGTTCTGAATTTTTACTTTATGATAGCGCTCGAAGTCCCAAGGCTTTTGATCATATTGAATTATTAAATCCGAAGCTTCTTTTAACTCTTCGCAATTCAAGCCCTTTGCTGCAATAGTCAACATAGGTATGTCGTAGTTTCTCGAATTAAAGCCCACAATACAGAAACGCCACATCATCCAAAGCAACTTGTTTTCGTTGAAGTCACCAGCCGGGGAACGTTCGAAACCAACATACTTTCCGCTTTTTAAATGCTTGAAAGCTACGTAAAAAAAGTTAATATAACATTCAACATCGAATACGAATACTTCACCCGCAGGTGTGTTTTCAAGTTCTTTGTCAGTCATGAATACGACAGGTTTTAAAGTAAGCCGCAACGAAGAAGAGGCCATATCTACAACACGGCTTTCTTTTGTTACTATGAAACCTTCTTCGTTTAACATTGCATCACTCTCTTAAAATGGTATTTCGTCGTCAAGGTCGATTGTTTTAGGTTCGTCTTCGCGTACCAATCCAGCTACTACGCCTCTTGTGTTTTCGCCGAAAAACAAAGCTCTGTCGCTTCCGTCAACAGTTTCGAAATGTACTTTATCAAATACTTTTTCAACCATCAACAAATATTTCGAATTAAAACCCATGCCTTCCGGCAAACCTTCGATTGTATAAGTTGACGCTTCGAACTCTACTTCGTCGGACGCAAGCTTTCCTTCTTTGAAATAAACCATTCCCATTTCTGTAAAATTCTTAATTGCCTTAACTGCTTTAAAGAATTCGTCCGGCACGGGCCAAGGATTTAAATTTTCACATTCAAACAATGTTTCGTAGCTTGGGTATTGTTCGCCGAACAACTGCGTTTTAATAAAGCTTTCATCTTCAAACCAAAACGTAACCGACGAATTGGAAAACCCGAAACCTTTTAGGGGCTTGCCTGATTTTACAACCGCAGAAACCGCTTGTTTAGGCAATGCCATTTGAACCGGGGGCAGGTCTATGCCGTGCCAGACCTCAGTTAATAAGTACCCGTTTGTAGCAACAGCGCTGCCCGCACGCAACAGGACCGAAGCGTAAGCTGCATTGGTAGCGCCTTCTGTTGCAATCGGTGCCAGTATCGAAAATGCGTCTTTTATGCGGTCATCTATAACAGCGACATTTTCGTCAGGTGGTGAAATTTTTATTTGCCCGACTTCTGCGCATTCAACGAAAGCTTTGAACATTCCAGATTTAACAGAAAGAGCGACGGGGGAAACTTGAGTTATAGACAAGTCTTCGCCTACTTTCTTCAAAGCTTCCTCAAACTTCAAAGTATGCGGGCAAGCAACCAAATCTTCTTCAATCTTAGTTCCCATTGTTATCATTTCGTTCGTAGCACATGCCCAGTTGCCAGAAATAGAAGAATGTCTTTGTTCTAAGGTTCCGGTTTTCTTTTGGCAAAGCTTTAAAAATTTAATTGCTTTCAAAAGCCCGTCCGCAGGGTTTACGAAATCTTGTTTCTTTTTACGAGCGCGGCTTTTCTTTTTAGCCGTTTTAGCTACTTGTTCTATTTCTTCGTTCGTTTCGTCCGTCGGTAACGGTACGTCGTTGTCTAAGTCTACCATTTCAATCACCATTCGCTTGATAGAATTTCAGGATATTTTTTGTTAACCCACACTCTAATTCTTGAGGGCGTTCTAAGCTCGCTTACTTTCTGCAAAGCTTGCCAAGTCATATGCGGCGGGTCTTCTGAATGCCTTTGTCGCCACCAATCGCGGGCACGTTTACCGGGCAACCCATTGTGTTCTAAACAAACCCATTCGTTGAACATCCGAAGCCCTGTGAAATAAGATACTTTAATAGAAGGCGGCGAACCTTCTTTTTCATGCAAATTGTAAATTACTTTCTTAACGTCAAAATATTCGACCTGCGGCGCGTCGCTTCTTAATAGTTCGTCGGTTCCAGCCGTTGAAAATATTTTGGTTTCGAAGCTAAATTCTTCACCGCATGATATGCAAAATCTAGCAGAAGCGTGATTATATACGCCGCAGTTTTCGCAAATTCTTACAGGCGCGTCGCCCCCGCCTTTGCCGGGTTTACGAGGGATAACCGGGTCGTTAATTGGTCCTAGTCTTCTTGTATTTCCTGCGAAGTCCAATACTAGGCAGTTTTCTTTTTGCGTCTCAGGGCTTGGCCTTGTGCCACGTCCTAGCATTTGCACCCATAGGCCGGGTGATAAAGTAGGGCGAAATATTCCAATCATATCAAGCGGCGGGTGATCAAGTCCGGTTGTGTATTTGCCGTTATTTACAAGAGCTTGAATTTCACCGTTCTTCCAAGCTTCTAGCCTTTTGTCGGCTAGGTCCGTTTTCATTTTAGAGTGTGAACATGCAGCATTTACGCCGAAACTTTGCAACATTGCCGTTATATGCTCGGCGTTCTTAATACCCGCTGCAAAGATTAACCAACTTCTTCTATTTTGACCATGCTCGACCATTTCTTTGACGGCTGCGTATGTCGTTTCGTCATTGTCAACGGCTGCTTCTAGCTGTTTACCTACGAACTCGCCCATTCGAACGCCTACGTTTGAAATATCAATTTCAGTGTTTGTTCTTCTAGGGATTAGCGGGGAAAGATAACCCTCTGCAATAAGTCTGTTGAAAGCTTCGGTTCCGGTTATGTCATAACAAACGTCGTCAAACAACCCCCCTTCGTCCGTAATCATACCCATTTTAAGACGGTAAGGCGTTGCTGTAAATCCGATTACTTTTAAGTTAGGATTTATCTTTTTAAGTTCAGAAATTACATACGCATACTGCGTTGTTTCAGAAGGCCCTAACAAGTGACATTCGTCAATAATTATTAAATCGCGCCATCCAAAATGTTGCAAATGCGGCGGCGTGTTGTCGTTCGCTGCGATTGCTTTTTGAATAGTAGGTGCGACAGATTGAACGCCGCCAAATACGATAGGTAATATAGTATCGCGTGATTTTAAACCCGCCGAATGAATGCCTAAAGGTGCGGTAGGCCAAACGCCTATTAATTTTTCGGCGTTCTGGTCAATAAGCTCTTTGACGTGCGTTAACATTAAAACTCTTTGACTAGGCCAAAGATTGAAAATCTTTTTGATAAAATTTGCAATTACGATTGACTTGCCCGTACCTGTCGGCATTGCTACCACGGGGTTACCTTCGTTACCTCTTTGGAAATAATCAAAAATTGCATATTCGGCTTCGTCTTGATACCAACGATTTTGATAATTAAACATTGTCATTTATGCTTTTATAATTGTCACATGCTTCTTTTATAAAGTCCTTTGGAATTACTCCGTTGTGTTCTTCACAAAACCATTCTGAGTTTGCAATAGGTTTCGCCTTTTTACAACTGCGACAATTCTTTTCAACAACAGCGCCCTTGTGACAACTGTCTGTTGCTGCGCACCAACGGCACGATAAAAACGTCGGATTGTCTGAAATTCTAGGCGGCGGTGTTTGCGAAGTTATAATTTGTTCGGCCTTCATTAGCATTTGTGAGCCTAAATTGTGATCAAGCTTTACAACTTCAATGTGCAAACTATCGTCGTTCTTGTTAGTGTTTAAATATGCAACGTACTTAAAACCGTACTCTTTACCGTAGGTTGAAGTTTGCGCAAAATGCTGAGGCTTTTTAACTATCATACCTTCTTTGACAAGTCCGGTGAAACCTGCCCCTGTACCATTTGTTTTGAACTCTAACAACACAGGTTCTTTAATTCCGTAGCGTTCCGGTAGAATACCAATTCCATCCAAAGAGCCGCCGAAATGACCACCACAAGCTTTAATTCTATATTGTGGGAACTCTAAACCGTCGGCCTTTGCTCGCTTGATGTGCTTTTTGTCATTTGTTGCGTCTACGAAGTCAGAAAACGGCACTTCGTCGGCTGGTAAAAGTTCATATTTATCTTCACCGGGTAAATAGAAAAGCTTATTGTTTTGCAAATCGTCTGCCCACACTTTAAAGCCAATGCCTTCTAAGTATTCAATAAAGCGGTCTTCTTCTTTATGACCTCTTTGAAACAGTCTTTGCATACGCCCGCGATTGATTTTATTTTCTAACGCAGTCTTGTCTTTCTTTTCCATTTTGTCATGAAAGCACCAGCGGAAAATATACCACAGTTTACGCTTGCATTCTTCACCAATCAAGGACGCGCCTAGATGCGTTCTATGCCCGCCGTCATAAGTTTCAATGCAATAATCTGCAATGTCTTCTTCCATACGCTTTGCTAGAGCTTTTGCAACGCCCGGTGCAGATAGATCAACGTCTTGCTTTCCGGCTTCTAATGTGCCTTGTGAGTTTTTCTTTTTCGCGCTTTCTTGTTTTGTTTCGTTTGACATTTCGTTTAGCCTTTCTGCGTTGCAATGCTTCAAAATTATTATTTAAAAAATCTTTTGAAAATTCAATTGTTTCTTTTAATTGTTCATAACTTAACCATGAAATATGACAAGTGTCTTCGTTAATGCAAAGTTTCCTCGCAAGCCATAAATAAGCGTTAGATCGTGACATAAAACCAGACTTCCAAAGCTTGTCAAATTCGGTGTGAGCTTTGGCCCTTAGTCTCCTTACGTGCCTGTTTGCCATATGCCCCAACGGTAAATCCGTACCGGGGTGACAACCAACCGCCGCGCCGCAGCTATTACAAAGATAAATTTTATAATAGTCTACTGAGGTGTTTCGATACAATTTCGAATTGCTGGTTAGCTGTATGTCTTCGGACTTGCATTCGTCACATTTTTTAGGTTTAGGTAAAGTATAGCTTTCTTTCATTTTCAAACAAAAGGCCGGGGTTTTTACGCCCCGACTTTTTATGTTTACGTTACTTTGCGCCCCAAGGTGCGCCGCCTCCATTATTGCCGCCGTTGCCGCCTTGGTTGTTTTGTTGCCACTGTGCGCCGTTGTTGTTACCACCGCCGTTGTTTTGGTTTTGGTTTTGGTTTTGGTTTTGGTTGCCTTGCCCCCATTGAGGCGAGCCGTTGCCGTTACCGTTGTTTTGATCTTGCCCGCCTTGGTTCCACTGCGCGTTGCCGCCTTGGTTGTTTTGTTGCTGGCTGTTTTGATCTTGTTGGCCCCATTGGTTGCCGCCGCCATTATTTTGTTGGCCTTGGTTGTTTTGGTTGCCTTGGTTCCAATCGGCTTGGCCTTGCTGGTTGCCGCCTTGAGTTTGTGCAGAAGCTTGGCCGGAACCAGCTTTACCCGGTTCGTTGCCGTTCTGGTCAAATACTTTTTTAACTTCGGTGTATTGAGGGTCGTTCTTTTGCGGCCCTACTTCTATCGAAAACGGTTGGTTGTGCAGTTGCGAACTGTCGGTGATATTGTAAACGCCAAGTACGTGGCAAATTGCTGACAATTGACGGTTTGCGATTTCAACGACTTGTTGCTTACTATGATACAAGTTTAGACGATACGCACCAGTAGCCCCGGCTTGAGGGCCGTCAATGATTTTTAGGTCAAGCTGTAGGTAGCCGCCGTCATTTGCATTGTTTGCTTTTACTTCGGAATTTTCAATAATAACCGGGTGGTTGCCGATTGGAAGACTACCGCCCGCGCTTTGCGTTGGGTCCCATTGGTTAGCGTCAAAAGGTTGTGATAATTGAGCCATTTTATTTACCTTTCTAAAAACTGGCTTAAGACATGCATTTATTAAATAGGTTTCCTAAATGCGGAGGTTCGTATTCGTTTAGCTTCCCGGTTCGGTCACGCGCTAAAATGCCGTATGTTTCGCAAGTACGAAACGCCGGAACGGGTTTAGGTTGACCGGGAATTGGGGTTAAAGCTAAATGTAAGATTTCGTCGTAAAGATGTGGAATTTTGACATTCAAGTCTTTGCCGGGGAAATACGGCTTTTTAATAGGGTTGGTGCCGTTTTCTTCTAAGACTTCTTTAGCAATCATATAAACGTGAATGTTCGGCTTATAGTAAAGCCCGTCGGCAAACTCCATAACTTTACGTGAAAGTTCGCCGTATGCTTTGCGCCCGTCCTTGTTTTTCTTCAAGAAATCCTTTAGATAAATTTCGGCAAGTTGCGAAAAGCTATCGGTCCCTATGGTATCAAATTGATTTGCCTCATTCGAACGAAACAACCAATCAAAAAATTCGTCAATCGCTTGAGGGGTGTAGCCTTCCCAAGCAGGAACATTCGTGGCGTCTCTCATTGACAACATACCCGGTTCGGTTACAAGAAGAACAGGGCGAGGCGCAGTTTTAATAAGCGGTGTTTTGCCGATACCCGGCGAACCATAAACTAAACACTTTACGCCGAAGCCTTGTGCTAATTGCGAAGCGGGTTTCAATTGATTTGCTTGCATGTTTCAATTCCAAAAAAAGAAAAAGTGCTTCCGGCTACTTGTGGGCAACCGGAAAACAACTTATGATTTAGGTGGGATAATTTCGAGAGTTGGAGCGCCCGCAGTTGTTACAATAACTTCGTCGATGATTTCTTTATGTTCAGGACAAAGGTTTTTATACTCACTTTGGGACAAGCTAGGCGACCAACTAATAAGGCGTTCTGCGATTAGTTCACCTGTTGGGCCGTCGGCTTCAATCTTTTCCAAAGCGCTTTCGATTGCGTCTTTGTCGGTTTTGTTTTCTTCATTTTTGACAAAGCCGTAATTGATTTTCTTAACTGCCTTTGCTTGATACCCGTTCCCAAGTTCAATTCGTTCGGTGCCTTTATCTTTGTTCTGATCAAAAGAAAATTCGACAGCAAGCTTGCGCAATTCAAGCTCTTTGTCTTTTGCAGTTGCTAAAGCAGTTTGCGCTTCTTGCCATTGTAAAAGACGTTTGTCACGTTCGGCGATAAATTGTTCGTCCGTATAGTTGGTTACTTCGCCCGTTTCTTTGTTTTCAATCTGATACATATTTAAAAGTCCTTTGATGTGTTTCGATGTTCGAAATATTAATCGAAGCTTTTTTAAGTGTCAACAAGAAAAATGTAAAATTTTATTCTTTACAGCTAATATATTATTCATTAGTATCTGGTCTAAATTTCACGTATTCCCACATTAAGGCGTTTATAAAATGAATTTACGCGAGAAAACTTTACAGCTTTTACAAGAGCGTCCTAGAACTGTGACGTTTGCAGATATAGAAAGCAAAACCACTTTAAAGCAATCTTGGCTTCGTATGTTTGCAAGAGGCAAAAACGAAGGCGTTGCTGCTGATAAAGTGCAAGAGCTATACGAATTCTTATCTGGTAAAAAGTTGGAAGTTTAAAAAATGACGTTCCAGAATATACCGCTTGAAATGCGGATTTTCAATCAATGGATTGTTTGGCGCTACGAAGACACAGACAGCGCAAAGCCTACTAAAGTTCCGTATTCTCCAAACAACGGACGGCTTGCAAGCGTAACGGACCCGACAACGTGGTCAACGTTCGACCAAGCTTTACACGCCGCAACTTCCGGCGACTGGTATAGCGGAATTGGTTTCGTGTTAACAGACGAAGACCCCTACGGCTTTGTTGATCTTGATGACACAAAAGGCAATCAAGCCGATTTAGATAGGCAGTTAGAAATATATAACAATTTCGATAGTTATTCCGAAAGGTCACCGTCCGGCGAAGGTTTGCATATTATTGTAAAAGGTGCTTTACCAACTGGGCGTCGCCGTTCTCTAATCGAAGTATATTCTTCGCAAAGATACATGACAATGACGGGGGATATTTGGAACAATAAGCCTATCGAAGAAAGAAACGATTTATTAAACGTGCTTTGGTCGCAACTTGGCGAAGGCCGCAAAGCAGATATGTTTTATGCAGGTCTTGAAGAAGCAAAGCTTTCGGACGACGAAGTATTAGACATGGCAAACAGTGCGGCGAATGCTGAAAAGTTCGGCGAATTGTATTATAGTGGAAATTGGCAAAAGTACTATCCTTCCCAGTCAGAAGGCGATTTTGCATTGTTCGATATATTGGCATTTTATTCTGAAAACGGGCAGCAAACACAACGATTGTTTTTAAATTCGGCTCTCGGTCAACGTGAAAAAAGCCGTGCGCAATATCGTCTTAACTACATGCTAGGTCGTTGTTTCGATAGGATGTTACCGCCCGTTGATATTGACGGACTTAAAAACCAATTGAACGCAGCTTTAGAAGCAAAACAACGCAACGACGCGCAGGAAGCTATAGAAGTTTCGAACCGAATTGAAGAAGTAGTTGAAAAGCCAAAACAGCTTGAAACAACAAGCGACATTTACAGCCCGCCGCCCGGTCTTGTTGGTGAAATCGCCGAATTTATTTACGCACAAGCACCGCGCCCGGTTCCAGAAATCGCCTTAGCTGGTGCCCTCGGAATGATGGCGGGTATTGTGGGCAGAGGTTATAACGTTTCAGGCACAGGCTTAAATCAATACACTTTATTATTAGCGCCGACAGGTACAGGCAAAGAAGCCATAGCTTCTGGTATTGACAAGCTGTTTGCAGCCGTACTTAAAACCGTACCAGCCGCTAACGATTTTGTAGGACCTTCCGAAATTGCGTCTTCACAAGCTATAATTAAATATATGTCGAAAGGCCCTACAAGTTTTGTTTCGTTGGTTGGGGAATTCGGCATTTATTTGCAACAAATGGCAAGCGTAAACGCACCGCCTCACTTAATCGGCCTTCGTCGTTTTCTTTTAGATGCGTATAACAAAAGCGGAGAAGGTAAAGTTTTAAGACCTTCTATCTATTCGGACAAAGACAAGAACACAAATTCAATTATAGCGCCGTCATTTTCAATTCTTGGCGAAAGTACCCCCGAAAAGTTTTACGAAGGTTTACATGAAGGTTTGATTTCAGAGGGCCTTTTGCCTCGTTTTACAATTGTAGAGTATCACGGAAAGCGCCCGCCGTATAACCCTTCGCACATCAACGCGCAACCTAGCTTCGAATTAATAGACAAACTTGGGACGCTTTGCGCAAATTCCCTTATGCTAAACAGTCAAGACAAGGCAATAAATGTGCAGTTTTCGCCGGACACTAAAGAAATGTTCGACAATTTTGATAAGCATTGCGATTTAGAAATCAACGGAAGTGATAAAGAAGTAAAACGTCACCTTTGGAACCGTGCCCACATGAAAGCTATGAAACTCGCCTCTATTGTTGCGGTCGGTTGTAATCCTTATAATCCTATCGTAACAATTGACGTTGCAACATGGGCAACAAACATAGTAGTTGCAGACGTTAAGAACCTGCTTAATAAGTTTGACGCAGGGGAAATTGGAATTGACAACGACGAAACCAAGCAACTTAGTAAAGTAGTAGAAACTATTCGAGAATTTGTTGTTTCTCCTTGGTCCGACATTTCAAAGTATACAGGTAAGAACTTGTCGCACTTGCACGGCGATAGAATAATCCCTTACAGCTTCTTACAACGAAAGCTTGCTGCGGTTGCCGTATTTAGAAAAGACCGCATAGGCTCAAGCGGAGCGATAAAAAGAGCTTTAACAACGTTGACCGAAAGAGGCGATTTGCAAGAAGTAAGTCGCGCCACATTGTCTAAGGATTACAACACAACAGCCCGGTCTTTCATGATAAATAACTTGGAAGTATTTAAACTTTAAAATTTAAATCGTATTTTATTTCGAACCCTGTCAAAAAAGTTGTTGACGGGGCTAGCCGCATTTGTTACTTTAGATCATCGAAACAAACAAAGCGGATTTAAAACAATGTCACGTATCATTAAAAAAGCAGTTATGAAAAGAGCTTGGGAACTTAAAGGCAATCGTCCTCGTAAAGCTTTTCGTATTTGTTTGGCTATTGCTTGGGAAGAAATTAAATCTGCAATTGCTTCTAAAAAACGTATGGAAGATGTAGAGCGCGTAACCAACGAAGCTCGTAAATCTGGCAAGTCAGCAATGGACGTTGCAATAGCTGCAATGCGCGAACTTGGCAAACATAACCAACGCCCTGTTAAAGAAGCTTATTCACTTTAAGGAGTGTTTTTAAATGTCAATTAAATACATCAAAGACTATAAAATTTGGGCAGATTTAAACAACGTCGAAGTAAAAGACACTTTGGTTGTCGAAGTACAAACCGACCCTCGCCCGCTATACAATGGCTACGAAACGTTAGAGCACGCAATCCAAATGCACTTTGTTTTAACATTGGATTGCGAAACCGAAGACGTGTCTAATGTAAGTTGGGACTTAAAAGACTTTTGGACTGAGGAAGGTTAAAACAAATGTTTGAATTTTTTCAAGATGTAAACTTTCGCACTAAGTCGGTGAAGATCATCAACGAAGCGAATGAAATCATTAACGAATATCAAGAGTATGGTTTGACACTAACCTTGCGTAAGCTTTACTATCAATTCGTTGCTCGCGATAAGCTGCCAAACAACAAGCGTTCTTATGAAAACTTAGGCCGTATCATTTCAAACGCTCGCCTAGCTGGTCTTATAGACTGGGCTGCAATTGAAGACCGCACGCGCTTTTTAAGAGGTCGTCAAAATTGGTACAATCCCGACCAAATGGTTAGAAGTGGCGCACGGTCTTACACGATTAATATGTGGGAAGGCCAAGAACAGCGCGTCGAAGTTTGGATTGAGAAAGACGCTTTGTTAGGTGTTATTGAGAAAGTCTGTCGTTCTAACGACGTTGATTACTTTGCTTGCCGTGGTTACGTTTCGCAATCTGAACTTTACGAAGCAGGAAAACGAATTGAACGATACCGCGAAGAAGACGGTCAAGACACAGTTGTAATTCACTTGGGCGACCATGACCCAAGCGGCGTAGATATGACACGCGACAACGAAGATAGATTGTCTTTATTCTCAGGCGGCTACGTACACGTTAACCGTGTTGCATTGAACTACGACCAAGTAGAAGAATACAACCCGCCGCCAAACCCTACGAAGTTTACAGACAGCCGAGCCGAAGCTTATATTGAAAAACACGGCTATTCGTCTTGGGAATTAGACGCCCTCGAACCTCGTGTTTTACAAGGACTTGTGCAAGACACTATTGATTTGTACAAAGACGACGAAGCATGGCAAGAACGCGAAGACCTGTTCAAAGAACACAAATCGCAATTAAACCGTGTTCTTGATGTCTCTTCAAATCCTAGTTACTTTGAAAATATGGAAACGCAACTTTCACAAGCCGAAACCATTATCGAAAAGTTTCATACGCATTTGCAATTCAACCAACAACCAAATTCAAACGAGTTGGGCGACGCATGGAGCGAAGCCGAAGCATACTTAGAAGAACATAAACCCGAACTATTCGAATAGGACATAATGACATGAACGAAGCTATTGAACCCAAATCACCTAAACCTTTCGTATTTAAAGCTAAGTATCCAGAACTAGGCTTTACACTTTGGCGTGTTTCTAAAATGCCAAAGCCTTATAACCCTAAAGTTAAAGAACGTTGGCAAGCCGCCCATGCGGAAGTAGGCAAAGCCAACGCTGAAATTATGGGAACACGTATTGAACCAGACGACGGCTTTAATGTGACAGGCTCTATTGAAGTTAAAATTGATACACCAGCTACACGCCAATATGTTAAGGAGCTTGTAACAGAGCAAACTTTAAAAGACGCTGGTTTGTTATCAGACAGCGACAGAGCTGTTTTCGAAGCACATGCTAAAAGTACTTGCGCATGTTGTTTTGGCAAAGGTTGGTTCGTAGAATGGGGAGGTAATGAAAAACCCTGTCATGTTTGCTTTCCAAAAGAACCGCCTTTGAATAAAGAAATCGGTCGAAATTTCTTAGATATGCCTAAACGTCAAAAGCTAATGGAAGAAGGCGGCGCAATTGAAAGCGAAGTTGAAAAACACCCAACGCTCGAAACTGTCGAAGCCCTCAAAAGCGCACCGCCGGGAACTTATAATTTAAAAGGCGAAGCTCTTGACCATATGATTGACAATCACCCGCTTGTTAAAGAAATCATGGAACAAAACTTTGGTGAAGATTACGAAGCAGTCGAAGCTCAAAACGTGGCTGTTGGAAGCGAACCGCCTTGTTCACCCTCAAGCACTTTTGAGGTTGACTTGCCGGGCAATCAAAAGACATATGATCTAAACGCGCCTTGCCCCAAAAAGATTGAATTCACGCCGCCCCACAAGTTCCAATTAAGCCCACATGAAGCCGCAACATTTGGCTCACACGATACCCGCACGGTCATACGCTCAATACCCCTTGGCGAGCTTGGCGAGCTGCATGATTTGTATTTTAAAGGTGAGCTTACCGACACAATGAAGCTAACAGATCGTCAAACAGTCTGCATTCGTTCTACAGACATGGACTTGAACGGCGAAACGTTGTTGGCTTCAATCACACACCGGGCGCAGTTCGAACCAACCGACACAGAGTTCGCCGAGAAATGCGGCTTCGATGAGTTCATGCATTTTGTTGATTATATTGACCAGCGTTACGGCTTGCCTTTCGTTGGCTTCGCTCTGACATTCACAGAATAGTATTGAAGGTGTGACATGATTTTACGAACTTCATTAATGTGCGTCTGGAATTGCTTTACATCACAAGAGTTTAAAGACGGCGTTGACTATGGTCTTAAAGTTATGAGAAATAACAAGCAAGACAAAGAAAAACACGACCAAACTTTAGTAGAATTAATTCAAATGGTTAATACGGCAATTGCACACGACAGTAAAAGCAAATGGTATTTCGGTTTGTCTGTAATGCTTGTAATATACTTAGACAGCTATCTTAAAGGTGTTAAAAAGTTTCCAACTCAGTTGAATTAAACTTCAATAGACTTCAACACAACTACGGGGCTTCGGCCCCTTTTCTTTTGTCCGATCTAACGAAAACGTTGAATATAATAAAATATAATAGGCGTATAATAGCTAAGTCATTGATTTTAAAGAAAGTATAATGAATATAATAAGTATAATGGAAACACCCTCTAACGTATCTGTTATAATCTAATACATTCGTTATATATCTAACACAATCGTTATATTATACCCTCTAACAAAAACGTTATATCTAACATATCTGTTGCATCTATCTATTTCGTTATACGTGTAACGTTTTCGTTATATAGGTATTTATTTATTATTATATTTATTATATTTATTATATATGTATATTTATCAAGTACTTAGCTATTAAAGAATACCTTATATTTGTATAATGTTACATTTTCGTTAGATTTCTAACATTTTCGTTAGATAGTAGTTGACAACGTAGTTCGGTTGGTTTATTGTCGTAGTTAATGAAACGAAATCAAACGGAGTTATCGAAATGTTTACAGTACAACGCCATGTTGGTTCTTTTAATATCGAACATAAAGGTTGCGGTATCGAACTTATTCATTTAAGCAATAACGCATTCATTGCAAAAGTTAATTTGCTTGATCGTGCCGAAAAGATGGGCGTTCATATTGACGACCTTCGCGCAGGTTTAGAGGCGTATGGTGTTGCAAATTGGTTGGCAACTGTCGGCCTTCGCAAACATCCTATTAGCAAGTGGACTTTCGACAAACTCGAACTAAACAAAGATTTCGGTTTGTATGCGGTTTTAATCAAACGTGTTTAATTAGTCCTAATGTGGGCACAACAAACAAGGAGCCGTTCAAATGGTTGAAGTTAAAAAATATTTGGTTGACGCAGTTCGTCAAGCTTTTGAAGATTACGAAGTAATGACAGACGAAGCTATTTACGATCTTATTCATGAAGACCAAGAGCTTGTTTATATGGAAGTGCGAGGCCGTCCGGCTATTCGTCTTTGCGTTTTATATTTGCTTGAGATGCAAGAAATTGAAATGTTTCACTGGACCAAAAAGCAAGGTCAAGTGAAAATGGTCGCCTATCGTTGGTGCGGAATTTAAGGAATAACCACAATGTTTGAAATTATTGAAAGCTCGCCTGTCGCAATGGCGATGCATAAAGAAAAGCCTTCCGCACGGGGGCAATCTTTCGAAAAGTACCCGTTTAACTCTTTGAACTTAGGCGACAGCTTTACAGTGCCGTTTGAATTCGAAAAGTGGAAAGCTTTGCGGGCGAATGTTCATAACCGTAACGCCCGTTCTAATGGTAAAGAGTTTGCCTTTATCCGTCATGAAGAACTAAAGCTTTTTGAAATAGCTCGTATTAAGTAGGTGTGTTATGAAACGTTTTTTGAAATGGTGGAACAAACCAGCAAAGTATTATGAGTTCTGGTTGCCTCAAAGCGGCTTAATCGGCGGCTTAATCGGCGGCTTAATCGGCGGTTTTATATGGCTGTTTTTATTGTGGTTGATCAAACAAGGTGCGTTATGAAACATTGTAGAATTGCTATCGTAGGCGCTTCTAAGTCTAGTGTTTTGCGTCATACTGAATTGATCATGCAAGAAAAGCAAAAACATGTTGAACAGTTTCACCGTATTGAGCTTCGCGGTTATGACATTGATCATATCGAAATTAACGAGCTTGAAGGCTGTTTTGGCGAGGGTCTTATCAAAGAAGAGAAGTCAAAGCGCAAGGAATACC